GGGTGTAATCAAAGCCGCTCTCATCATTAGGGTTTTTTAAGAACTGATGTTTCTCAGGCACTACATGCTCTCTGTACAGGAGATCTATATCCTTAATCTGGCCGCCTTGCAACTCTTTAACGTACACGAGTGAATGACCATAAAAGCGGCTCTCTATGGCATAACGTAATAGTTTTTTAAACCAGGATTTAGTTATAATATCCGTTTTATCCTGGTTAACCTCCCTGGTTTTGTAGTCAACAATCCTGAATTTCTTGTTAGTGATCCTGAGGCAGCGCTGCTCAATCTGTCTATAAATAAAGGTATCCTCCAGGATTGAGGTGTATAGCTCTATCAGCTGCAGCCTCCTGGGCCGCCTGGTATTTCTGGCCTCTTGTTTTGAGCTTGTCCAGTGTTCGATCTCTTTTTTATACTCACTACTGGTGTGCTTCATGATTTGCATCATAACCCTACCAGGATCCTTTTTTATATCAGTTAAATTAAACTGTGCATTTCCTATGGTAACTACCTTATCACTATCATTCGATTTAAGCGCCCTGTAAGCGTTTTTAATTCTTTCTGATATTGCCATTGTGTTTTGTATTAAAATTGATTGTGGGCGATTTTAAACGGTTCTTAAACGGGTAATTGATTTACTTACCAGCCTTTACTGTACTTTTGATTAGATCCCCCTCTGAAATTGACGTTTTGAAAGGTTTCTGGAGGCTCAGGTAGTACTGGATTTAGATCTCCCTTAGCAACCATTTTTAACCAGGTGATTGCGGCATCATATCTGTCCATCCTGATCTCTGGCATAACTCTCCCAGGAGTTTTACTGTGCAGGTGATAAAGAGCAATATCAATGAGGTACATTATGATTAAGGGATTGCGCTCAGCTCCAGTAGCGGCAAAGATTTGTGAAACATTTGCACCTGATCTGTTAATCAGGTAGCTCTCCATTTCTTTTTGAGCGAACAGTAACGCTAAATCCCAGGATCCAGGCTCTCCGGCCATTAATGCGGTTTTGATCTCTGATCTGATCTGTACCGTAATATCATCATCAGTAATAAATGCCATTATTTTGCTTTTTTGGTTAACTCATCATATTTCCTTTTCAGGTCGGTGTATTGCCTGCTCAGGCTGTGCATCTGTTTTTTAAGCTCCTCATTTTCGTGTAAGGCTTGCTCATGCTTTTTCCCCAGTTCATTATGTTCTCTCCTCCAGTAATCCACATCAGTTTGAAGCTTTGTTATTTTCTCCAGGTTGTCGAAAGTCATTTTCTGGAGGGTGTCAATCAGTTTTTCCTGAGCATCCTGCCTTTGTTTTCGATCGAGGAAGAAATGGCGGTAAATCATCACGCATGCTCCGGCTCCAGCTCCTCCCAGGAGCCAGTTTAAAAGCTGTTTAAAAAGTGTCTCCATTACCAGCCTCCTCTCTTTCTGGGTTGAATTACTGGAGGGAAATAGCTGCTAGGTAAATGCTGATCCAGAAAATACCAGGCTCCCTCATCAGCATCTGGACTATCATCAGGAGATTTATATCCTGGCTCAATCCCTTTGAGTTGGTTGTTTCCCTCAATCATATCAGGATTGTGCATCTCATCAATGTTGTAATAGACAATGGCATCCTGGTAATCCATTTCCATTTTCACAATACGATTGTATTTTTTCTCCTTATCCCGATCATCCAGGGCAATGTATAGTTTCGGCCTCCTTTCGTTAGCTCGTTTGATATTGCGCCTGATCAGGGCCTCTTTAAAAGTTTTGTTAGTGAACTGCCTTTCCATTTTCCAAACCACTCCAGATCCTGGATGCTTGTCCTCAAATTTGCTCATGAAACTAAAGCAGTCGTCTGGTGTCGTTCGCCTTACAAAAGCCTTAAAGCAGTGCTTTTCATACTCTCCATTTGATTTGATGTAAAGGCCCCAAACCCGAACGGCTTTAAAGTCACTGGTTGGATTGTTCTCAAAGGATGGGTCAAAGTATCCAATTACAATTTCATAAGCGCTCCAGGGTAGCATCTTGCGCCAATGGATGAGTTTATCTGTAAAGATTGTACCCTCAACATGATTCTCATGGAAAAGCTCTTTCCGGCCAATTGCAGTACCAGCCTTTTTAATCTTGCTTTCAATTTGAGCCAGGGTATAACGCTGATGCCAGGCTGGTTTGCCAGTTTTTGGATCTATAGCAAAAATTTTAGAGTGATAGATCCCCTCTCTTTTTGGAGCATTTGGTTTTGTATCTCCAACAATGTGAGCTAGGATGGATGCCTGATGTATTCTGTTTCCGGCAACTACTAAAGTGCCGCCCCTGGTATCCAATGCGAAAAACAGCGCTCCCAGGATACGCTCAACAATTTTCTTAACCCGTTTCTGATTGTGTACTATCTCATCATCATCAATATCATCACAAACAGCATAGTTAGGACGTTTTTCTCCCTTTCTGGCTCCACGTGGTGACTGATCACGCCCAACGGCTAAAAACCTGATGCCTCCTTTGGTTGTAAAATCTCCCTCCTCCCAGGATCCAAATTGAAACTGCTGGCCAAAGTCATGGATAAATAACTCATTGTGCTGGAGCTGAGCTTGAATATCTCCCAGGAGTGTACAGGCATCATTTTCACTTTTACCCATTAGGATCATGCCGTTTAGCTCATCATTGGCCAGCATCCACATAGGTATTAATACATCACAGTGTACAGATTTGGCATGCTCCCTGGGCCACTCAGCAACTGCAATAACGTTAGGATCATCAGCAGGGCGCTTTTTCTTTACAACCTGGTAAGCTAAATCAATATGAAAATCAGCACAATCAGCATCCGCATAAATTGGGAAATAGGTTTTAACGAAAAAGTTATAATCCTTCTTAGCCAGGAAAATTCTGGCTGCCTGATCTGCTTTACTTTCATTAAAGTTTACTGCAGTACTGGCCTGTACCTGATCACAAAAGAGTTTCCAGGCATCAATGGTCTTTTTATCAATTATACTAGCCATTGCTTACCTTATCATTGATAAACTCCTGTTGATACTTGTTAACCTTTTTTGCCAGGTCGGCATCCTTCGCAAAAAGGAAGGTTGTAAACTCCTTAAAGGTGTTAATGTTGTGGCTTAAGGTTGTACGCTTGTTACTGAGCATCTCAATTACTTTGGCAGTCTTAGCCAAAGCATCAGCGCTGATCAGATCTCCCTCAGTAAGTTCATCCAGCTTTTTGTAAAGCTTCATGATAATTTTTTGAGCTGTGAGGGTTTCAGCTCCTTTCATGGCCTCCCAGTTTCCTTTCTCTTTATTATCAGAGAAAGTTTTCTCAGTCCAGCCAACAATCTCACAAATTTCCTTTTGTGATTTGTCTGTATTGAGGTACAGATCCAGGGCCATTTCCCTTTTCTTATCCCTGGTTAAACCCTCAGATTTTTTAGCTCCCTTTTTCATACTTATAGTGCGTTACACTGCAAAACTGCCAGTAAAAAAGGCGCTAAATAAATGCACTTTTCAATGAACCACGAGATTTATGTAATGATGATCCAAATGCTGTCAATGCTTCCAAAAACCGTTTTTTTAACCTCAAAATCCCCCTCATTTTTGAGCCATACAACGCAGTTAGCAAGCTATGGCACTAAAGAAAAGCAAACGATTTTTAACATCTGATGAGAGCATAAACGCTTACGGTTTCAGAGTAAAAACCTCAGGTATTCAGCTGGAGGGTTTCTTGAAAAATCCAGTTCTCTTATTTAATCATGACCTGGATCAGGTACTGGGAAAATGGGAAGGTGTATCTATTGAAGGAACTAACCTTTACGGTACTCCACTTTTTGATGATCGGGATCCTGATGCAATGAAAATCTTTAACAAGGTTGATGATGAGCTGATCAACTGTGCAAGTATTGGTATTACTCCCCTGGCATGGGAGGGTGATATGATTACTGAGTGCATCCTGAAAGAAAAATCTATAACTCCTTTAGGTGCTAATAAAAACGCTGTAGCGCTGTACAACCAGGAGGGCGTAAAATTGAGTGATGATCAAGCACGTCAATATCTCCTGTCTTTAAAACCTTCCAACGATCCTACTAAAACAGAGGAACATAAAGAGCAACAAATGAACGAGAAAACAAAATTGGCCCTGATTGCACTGGCTGTGCAGTTAGGTATTACACTATCTCTGTCTGATAGTGAGGAGAAATTTGCTGAGATCGCAACCAAAGCAAAGGAAAAGATTGATGCGCTAAACCTATCCATCCAGGCAGATAAGGAGGCAAAGGCTAAAAAGCTTTGTGATGATGCTCAGAACGCTGGTAAGATCACTGCAAAAGAAAATCCAGTATTCTATCAGCAAGCCTTGCTAAACTATGAGCATACAGAGAACTACCTAAACGCTCTTAAGCCTGTGAATTTGGATTTAAACAATCTGCTAGATCCAGATAAGAAAAAGCCGGAAGAAACTACCGATGAGCGCAAAGATTGGACTTTCAGCGACTGGAGCAAAAAAGACAGTGCAGGACTTCAAAAGATGCTCCTATCAGATAAAACCCGCTTTAAAGCTTTGTACAAAGCAGAGTACCAGGTTGAGTACGAAGGTTAACCACAATTATTAAAACCCATTTAAGACACGTTTAAACACATTTTTTTCCAAACATTATTATGAAGAAGAACACATTTTTTAAAGTTTTAGGGCTGTTTGCTTTCGTCCTGGTAACGTCCTTTTTATTACCTGAAATCTATCATCACTTTTTTGATGTAGAGGGTGTAACAGCCTTTACTGCAGCCGCTCCCCTGGTAACGGTTTTTACCAAAGAGATTGAAGAAAAATTATATCCTGAGAGTGAGTTTTATCACAATGCAAAGGATGATTCTGTCTGGATCAGTGGGAATAAGGTTTCCAGAGGGGTTGCTGGTGCATCTCCAGGAGCTTCAACAAATCCAGCTCTACCATTATCTGCAACTCAAAGAGTAGATGATAGCAACGAGTACGCGATCCAGTTACACGTTACAGATCCGCAGATCCTAACCAGGGATGAGGAGCTGATTGTAAACTATAACAAACGCCAAAGCATCATTGATGATCATGTTAATGTGCTTAATACCCGTACTGCAGACAATATG